AAACGATGCAGGCACTTATTTTCAGTCTCAACCAACTGATCGGGGATTTAATCAGATTCATCTGAATGCTCTTTTCGACCTGTGCGAGAAGCGATGCACCTCTGTTTCTTCACCTTCATTATATGTATAAGTGACAAACAGCTCAAATGTGGAATTTTGTTTGTAAAAATAAGCGCATCACTATTTCTAATGATACGCTTATGATTTTAGATAACCTCAAAACACTTCAATGCATCTTTGATAGCTTCCACTTTCTCCGCTGTCGGATGTTTCCTCGGTTGTTTCAATTCTTCTACCGCATTAGGAGCGTCATACATCGGCAAGCCCAGACTTCTCTTTACCTCTGCTATATAAGCAGTATGTACCTTGAAACCATATTTAGCTTCTATGTATTCCTTTATCTTTTTGTATGTAACTCGCTCTTTCGGCTTGTACGCTTCGGCTCTCTTTACGATATTATCCAGCGGTACTTTTCCCTCACCCTCACCAAACTCAACTTTTACGTTGATATGTCCGTCTGGCTTTTTGTGGGAAAGCAGTACTACCGTCTCAACATGTACCGTATTTCTAAACTTTCAACAGTTCAGTTTTGCGTGTCCTTTCATAGCCTTTATAATACTGTAAAATCAAGGCTTTTTCAACAGCTCAGTTTTTACTGCTTTCTACATCTTACTGTTATATATTTCTATCGGTGGCAAAATGGTGACATTGCCACCAACATACAAAAACTCGCCACCCCTTCCCGCAAGAGATGGGGCTATTAATGTTTTACATGCTCGATTTTCCTACAATCAACAACACCCTGCACTGTTGCTTTAATTCCTCCATATCCGCTGTCGTCCGATGTGATTACCGTTCCTTTTGGAATTGTAACTGTTACATCTTCCACCAGTTTCGCTTTATCCCCTTTTTTGAACAATGGCAATAAATCATTGCATTTCATGTATCCCTTCTGTGTGATTTCTACAGTTACCACTTCTGTTCCGGTGTCTAACACTTTCACCTTACTTCCCTGCGCCAATGTCTGTCTTACTGCATTACAATCGCCTGTAGTATATACATTTGCTTGATTTGCAGTGTAGGCTTCTCCTGGATAAAATTGTCTCTTGCTCATATTGTTTGTACCTCCTTTGATTTCTGCCGGAAAATCTCTGTAGCAGATATTCATGTCCACTCTTCCGTTAATTCCACTTACTGTTCCATCACTTGTGTGCTGCCAAATATCACACGCTACGGTCGGTTTATTTGATGAGTATCTTGCAATCCATTTTGTGTATCTATCAAGCTGATTTCCGATGATATTCTGAAACCAATTTTGATTCGCGTAGATACCGACCACGTATCCAGCTTTTTCAATAATATCACAGAAAATTTTCGCACCAGCAACTGCATGGCTTTCAGTGCCTGATTCCTCCAAGTCCAAATAGACTGGATAGCTTAACTTGTATCCGCTGATCAGACGTAACACATGTGCTGCTTCACTCCTACTCTGCGCTTCTGATTTTGCATAAGAGTAAATATACACCCCAAATGGAATTCCAAGCCTTGTACATTCGTCTGCATTACGAAACCACTGACTATCGTCTTGTCCGACAATATCATCTCCATATCCACATCGGAGAATTGCTCCTTCAATTCCACTGACTTTTACTGCATCCCAGTCAATTGTACCGTTATGATAGCTTACATCAATAATCTTTCTTTCCATATTAATCCCCTTTCAAAAAAGAGAGCGATTACTCGCCCTCTCACTATTCTTTATTTGCCTGTTTGATAATTTGATTTACATATGTACTCAACCCAGCTACTAATACCCCCTGTACAATCGCTGTGAATACTGCCATTGCAATCTCTTGCATTGTTCCAATCGGACATGTAGCAATTACATAGATGGTAGCTAATAAGATACCAGTAGCTCCTAAAATTACCGGGATATATTTGTCTTTTACTGTCTGAGTCTGTTTCAGACCCATTCCAACAAAATATAATACAATCGCTACCACTATAAGTTCCGGTTTAATATAATTTATAATTTGTTCCATATTCATCAACCTTTCTTCTCAAATGCAATTCATCAATTTCTCGCTTCATTTTTGTAATCATACCATTACCACCTAAAGCGTGATAAGCATCATACATTTCACAAAAATTTTCATAAGCGTATGAAGGGATTTCTTGTAGCATCATGTACTTAGTATGATATTCAATCAACTGTACACGCAAAAGCAACATTGTCCCTTTACTATTTGCATCCCTATCTTTCTTCTGATTTTTTAATAACCAAACGATATACCCCATTAAAGCTGTTAATATGATTGGTAGTGCAATGGTATAGGTCTGATAAAATAATTCTTCCAACGGATTCACCCTTTCTTTGATACAAAATAACCGCTATCAGACCTCATATAATGGTCATATAGCGGTTATGATTGCATCTGTGATAATTTGTTTGTTACTCTGCTAATTCAGGACAATCAAGGTCAATCAGCACTTCTTTTACTTTGTCCTTAATTCTGTCAGGTACTTCCGCAAAAGTTTTCTTACCTTTGATGATTAGTGTTGCATATACAACTGCCATTTGCTTCACATCCTTTCTGAATAAAATTTGATATATGATGAACTGAAACATCAGTTATCACCACCCAAGATTTCTTGAACTGCCGCTTTCAGTTTATCTGGCACATCTTCAATTGTTTTCAATCCTTTTTTGATTAGTTCTGCATAAACTTTTGCCATAACTCTTCACCTCTTTCTACAGTATCATTTCATAAACTTCTGTTAAAGCCACTTGGGTGTCTGTCACCTGTTGTCCCAATGATTCATTCTTTTCAGCCTGTAATTTGATGTATTCATCTTTTTCATATTCCGTCAAGGTAAATTCATACCCGGTAAATCCCGGCTGTTCGTCTGTTCCCGGTTCGTTTACCTGAACTATGTCAGAATTTACAAACACCTTTGTTTCGGTCAGTTCCAGTTCATGGGGCTTTACTGTACTTCTTTGTGTTCCATACTCTTTCATGCTGCTTTCAATCCTTTCTTTGAATTTGGTTTTATGTTGTGTATATAATAATCATCCGCATAAGGTAACAGCGGTACAACATACTTTTGATATAGCCGGAAGGTATCAGCATATTTCAACCAACCTTTGTAAGAATTGATTGAACACCACTCTGAATAGTTCATCATGTTCCCGGCTTTCACTTTGTTCCTGATAGCGGTCATTTTCTTTTCCATTTCCAAACAGGTGCTTTTTCTAAGTAATGTATACTTGTAAAATGTTCTGTAACCTAAGAAGTCAACACCTCTCACATACGATGGGAACACCTGCCAGTTTTCTTTTATGTTCAATTTCAGTTCATTCCTGAAATAAATATCAATCTCTTTCTTCAAGGCAAACAGTTCTTCTTTTGTCTTGCCAAAGATGACCATATCATCCATATAACGGAAGTAGTATTTAACGTGCTTCTGTTCTTTTATCCAGTGATCAAAACTTGAAAAATAATAGTTACCTGAATACTGTGATAAGTAGTTGCCTATCGGTATACCAGTTTCAGGGTCAATATCTTCTTCCAACAGATAGATTGCTGTTAAGTCCTCAATCTCTGCTGTTTCAATACTGTCAATGATTTCATTTAACAACCACAATAGTTCATTATCATTGAACATTCTTGAATACTTCTCTTTCAGAAGATCGTGGTTGATTGACTGATAATAGTGTCTTGCGTCCAATTTTAAGCAATATCTGCATTCTTCCGGATCATTCCACATTGCAGATTGTAATTTTGTCAGACCCTTGTGTATACCTCTGTTTGGTATTGCTGAATAAGTATCAGCAGTTAAGTTATTGATAATACAAGGTTCAATGATCTGTAAGATAGCCCATTGACAAATTCTGTCAGGGAAATAAGGCAGTTTGTAAATTTTCCTTAACTTCTTACCGTCCTGTTTGTAAAACACTTCATAATCAGATGTTTTGTAAGTGTGGTTGATGAGCATTTCCTGAATCTGTTTCAGGTACTTGTCAGGGTCTTTGTCAATCTCCTGAACCTCTTTGTACCAACCTTTTCCTTTCTTTGCATGTTGGTGTGCTTTTCTTAAATTTTCAAGGTCATAAATCTTTTCATATAAGTGATCATAGCGTTTCATTCCTTGGTATTTGCATTGTCCGAATTTCAGTTAGCATTACTGCCCGGTAAATACGGTTGACCTTTCCTTATTGTTCGTAAGTAAGACGGTATTCCCGGTTGGGTTGTCTGCACCGCCTATTTTTCTGTTTTGCCTAGGGGCATGGTTGAAAGAACCGCACAGTATTATAGAAATAGCCGGATGTTTCCACCCGGCTATATGATGCATTTACTAAGTGACCCCTGATATTACGATTACGATTACCAACACTGTTATTAAGATTCCAATAGAAACTGCCTGCATTATCCCAATTATTCCAATTACTGCCTAATTGAGCAATATATTTGTTTTTCATGGTGTTCATTACAGGTAATAACAAACAATATCAGAGATTCTTTCAACCTTATATTTGATTTTAAGTTACATTTTTAAGCTGCCATTTTCTGCTTCCATGCAGCGATATTTGCGGTATATACAGCAGAATCTTTTGTTGGAATAAGTACCAAGCGACCCCCGACATAACGATAACGACCACCAACACCGTTATCAAGATACCAATAGAAACCGCCCGCACTACCCCAACTACTCCAAAAACCGCCCAATAGAGCAATTCTATATCCATTGAGATTTACAGTTATATAGGTGTAGTCACCAACAGGAAGTGAACTATTTCCAAGGCATTCAGAAGCAATAAATAACCAATCGCAAGTTGTTGAATACCCCATTGCAGAAATATAACCATTTGCGTTAGTTACTGTAAAACCTGCTGCTTCATAATTGCCTGTGTTCTTTGATTCAGCAAAGTTGAAGTCAGTGCAAATGTAAGGCTGACCGCCTTCCATTTTTCCGTTACCCCAAATATTGATACCATAGACAAACTTCCAAATGTTTCCCCAAGGGTTTTCTGTACCTCTCCAAGATACTGCAACTCTTTCATTTGCTGTTTCAGTAGTTCTTGTGTCACCTTTTGTATTGATCGTCTGTGTTGCTTTACCACTTCCATTACCAAGTTCTGATGTACTTCCTGTAAGTGATGAACAGTTATATGAACTATTATCTGATATACCTGCGACACCATAACCAACACCTGTCTGTGTATTCATCATACCAAGTTCAATGATCATCAACATCTGTCTTGCTGATACAGGTTTAATCAGATCACCGTGCCACTCTATACCACGGTTCTGTGCAAGTGCTTCAACGTTTGGTCTTGTCAGATTTTGAGATAAACCGGATGCAGGTTTTACACCTGCGATTGAACAGAATTTATCTGTACCGGTATTCATAACCTGTTCATCATTCATCAGGTAAGCACCGTTTCCGTCACCACCGTCTGCATCCCAAATAGAACCTTCAAATGCAGAATCAAGAATATAGTCAATCTCATTTCCTGATGCATCATAAAAAGCAGGATGCAGTCTAAAACCTGCCCGTGGTTTTTCTGACACATAGTAATTTGCTTTTCTTAAGTGGTAACCAATACCTGTGTCAATCGGGTCATATTCAACCGGGCAAACCAAATAATAGAATTTAGGCTGATAGACCATAACCTGACCCATTGAACCATCTTCTTTATAATCTGCATCACCGTACCATGCCACAATAGAACCATCATCTGCAACATTGCAGCGTTTACGACCACCAAACATTGAAAACTTGTCAAAGTCTGCACCCTTTGAAAGATTGGCTGCACCTGCAAGACGTTTGAAAGTCTTATTTTTATAATCGACCTGAACACCAACAATATCATCAGCGGTCAGACCTAAGTAAGCCCTCAAATCTGCTACTCCTGCAAGAATTTCCTGACTGTTGAAGTTCTCACTTCTTAATTCTTCAATGTTGAATGCTGCGGAAGTATTTTCTGCTACCAATGACTGCAATACCTGATTTGCATTAGTGACGGAAGCATCCAGTTTTGTTTTCGCTGTATTTGCCTGTGTAATGACTTCCGATAAATCCGCTTTTACCTTTCCGGCACTGGTAATCACATCCGACAACTGACTTTTTGCTGTGTTTGCTTCACTGATTGCTACATCAAGATTTTTCTTTGCGGTTGCTGCGGTACTGTTGGAAGTGTCCAACTGACCTTTAATCTGATTTGCAGCATTGATCACATCCTGTAAGTTTCCTTGTACAGTCCCGGCACTTGAAATTACCTTTTCAAGATTTGTCTTTGCAGTATTCGCACCGGAAATTGCAGTATTCACATTTTCCGTTGCTGTTTCAACTTTTGCCTTGGTACTGTTCGCTGTACTTGTGGCACTTTCCAAGTTTTCTCTTGCCTTTTCAGCAGTAGATGTTACTGCTGTCAAATTTGACTTCGCTATATTTGCGGTAGACGCTGCAGACTGTAATGCTTTCACAACTGCCTGTGCAGAGGTTACCTTTACATCAAAGTCAGCAACCTGATCTTTTACTGCATCCTTAGCGGCAATTATATCTTTCTTAATATCTGCATAGCTGTTATTGTCATCATTGATCTTTTTCAATGCATTGACAATGGAAGAACGGACTTCTTCCCCATATTCAGCCTGTTCAATCTGTCTGATATATTCATCAATGTTTGCCATGCTTATTCACCCTCTTTCACTTCATTTACAATATAGAGATCATACTTGCACTCCCATTTCGTACAATTCGCAAATTGCAAGTTGTAAATCTGTAATCTGTGTATTTGCATTCTCCAATGCTTCTTTTAATACCGTATTTTCTGTTTCTACTTCCGCAAGACGTTCTGCTGTTGTTTCTCCGACTTTTTCTATTGCTACACCGTAAATCCTCCCAATATATTCTTCGATTCTTAGCAATTTTGTATAATTTTCATATTCTTCAATTACCTGTTCTCGCTCGATGATTGTGATTTTCCGGCAGGCAAACTCGTCAGAAAATTTCTGTCTAAGTGTTTCCGGCGTCGTGTTGATCGCTTTAATCTGCAGTAAGCCTCCGATAATCTCTGCGGATTGTATTTGCATTTCTGTTGCATCGTTAAATTTTAATTTCATATCACTCACCTACTTCCATCTTCCAATAGTCACCCATTCAATCGCTCGGTCATAACTTGTCTGCTTAGCCTCTGACGATACGTTAAAGTGATTCGGTGTTCTATTATTGTTATTTCCACCACTGTCACCAACCCAAAGTTTGTCAATCAAGTTTCCGTTTCTGCCGGGTGTAAGGCTCACCCTATATCCAGCGTCACGATACGGAATCTGTAAATTTACATCAGACGTTGCGAGCGAAACTCTCCCGTGTGTAGTCGTCCCCCACTGCAAAAGAAATCCATTGGAAAATTTTATGTAACTGTCTCCGATCTCAGAAACATTGTCAGATAAACTTTTATATATAGTGGACATATTAATTAATAATGTTTTAAACTTTTTATCAACTGATGTAATATTTATACCGTTCAGTTTAACAGCATACATTACACATTCCTTTGTTGTTTCACCTAATAATATGTTCCCATCTACAGTTTCAGGTTCTTCCGGTACTTCATTTGTCTCTTTTCCTTTAATTACCACCAATTCTGCATTCTCTGTACCGGTATTCGATTTTTTGTACCTCATTACAATTAAGTCAATACGGTTTTTCCCTTGTGCTCCATTATCAATCGTTACAGTTGTACTATCATTAGGCGGTGTGTATATATGTCTACCTTGCATTATCGCATCACCATCATATATTTTTATTTTATTATTACTTTGTATTTCTGCTTTAAATTTATTTCCAGATTCTAATACAAAGAATCCATCTCCAAAAATATTTCTATACAGAGACCCGTCCGCTTCGGCAGATACTGGTTTCCCTGTATCGCCTGTATTCAATTGTACTCCCATTATTTTTCACCAACCTTATACGTTATTGACATTGTATCATTTTTGATTTTTATGATTTCTGCATTCACAGTTTCTTTCAGTTCTATTTTTGTAATTCTATTTTTCCCACCGACTATGTCACCAACTGTCACATCCAGTTTTTCAAACACTGCTGAAATACTATTACGACTTTTCAAATCTTCAAGTTTTTCAATTCCATTTGCTTCAAGTTCTGACTCCGATTCTGAATTACCGTAATCGTATGTTTCTGTTATTTCTTGTAATCCTGTAAAATGTTGCGTTTTTCCAATATTTCCCAAATTATCTACATACAAATGTATGATTACTCTATCTTTCAATTCTCCACCACCAAGGCAAATCAGATGATTTACACCGCCTTGATTAGTTTCCATTATGACTTTCATTCCATAATCATCTGAATATTCATACTTTTCAGACAAATCCATTATTGGCACTGCTTCAATGTTAACCATTCCGTTTTTCATTGTGATTAATATTTTCGCTTTGACTTTCTCTAACATTTTTTTATTCCTGTATATGCATCTATGTAACGCTCAAATTGATAATTTTGTATAATTATATTTGATTTAATTGACGGCACATTAAAAAAATCAAATAAATCAATTTTTTTAATGATTTCTCTCAATATATCATTTGCGTCACCACTAACAGTGTAATAATCTTTTCCGGCATCCACACATAATATTTTTTTCTGTAGTATTCCGCGCCAGCTTCTTCCACTGTAATATACAATTTCTTTTTCTGTATCTATTTTAATTGCGTCAACAATGCCACCGTATTCCGTTCCATCCACATACCAAATAGATTGTTCTGTCATACAATTATTTTTTAAGTTCATTTGTAGTTCAAAATCATTTTCATTGCCGATGTCTAAATCAATACTATACTTTCTTAACTCTCCCAACGGTAGTTTATTTTTATCTGTGTAAATTACCACGGTGGTTCACTCCTCTTATCTAACAAAATTAAATCAAATCCAAATTTTCCATTCCAAGATATAAATTGTGTTCCAGTTTGTATTTTTTCAAAAATATAACTTTGTTTTTGTGCTGACCAAAAAACATTTTCTGTGTCCCCATTTTGCTTTATGATTAGAATGGTCTTTTCATACGAATTTATTTCTAAGCGCTCATTACTTGCGAGTGATACATTTACTTGATACGTATTTTCCCCTATCATAATCAATGGATTTGTTGTACTACCGTATATTCGTAATATAAAGTCAGATGGTACTATGCTAGTATTGATTATTGAATCTAATACAGATTGATTAGAATATCTATATGGATATAAATATGGATATTTTTTTGTATGACCATTTACATATGAACCTGTTTCATTTTTTGTAAATTGGTATGTTTTTTCACGAACCCAATCGGGACTATCCGAAATAAATATTCCATCTATCTCTATATACTTTTCTGTCAAATACCATCTAGTTTTTTTCGATGATATAAAATAACACTTAAAATGATAATCATTGATTATGAACTTTCCAAATATATTCGAAAGTACATCTTGCTCAAATACCTCAAAAATCTTATTTCTTTTTTCTATCCCTTTTTCTTTTGTTTCTGCACAAATGATGATTTTTACTTTCTTTTTCACAACACCTTTACGAAAATTTGTAATTTCGTCATAGTTTGTATCATATGACCATTCATAATCTCTCATATCACTCGATGTTAAAAACAAACCGCCTGAACCAAATTCAAGAACTTGGTTCAGATGGTTTACATAAACAGCCTTATCCAGCATATTTTTTCACCAACCTTATAATTTCACGATTGTCAAATTCAAATTCAACATGATTCACTAATACATCAATCAACATATCTTTATAACCACCACCGATTAGCCAATCTAACAAAATGCCCAACATTTCTATCAATTTACTGTCGCTTGAATTTGTTCTTACTGCATTTTGAATCATGTTCATCAAGCTTTCTGTTCCTACAACTGTTTCACTTCCAGCTTCTCCACCTGCAAGAAATTTACCAGTTGATGGATTAACTCCAAATACTGTAGGCTTATTCATAATCATACCGTCATCCATAGCTTTTTTATACCATTCGATACCAAACTTCGGTACGGATGGTGGATCAAGGCTAAACTTACCTGAAATTTCAAAATGTGGTAATTTGAGTTTTGGCAAAGACCAATCAAAATTAAAGAAACTTTTAATCTTGTCAATCGCACTTTTTACAATGTTCTTTGCACTTTCAAAAATGCTGCTGAACTTTGACTTGATTGATTCAAGCACCCTGGACACAACCGACTTTGCTGCATTCAGACCACTAGAAATTGTGGACTTGATACCGTTGATCACGTTGCTGACCGTAGACTTAATACTATTCCAAATATTACTAAATACTGACTTAATGCTGTTCAGTATATTTGAAACAATGCTTTTTGCCACATTTAATACATTTGAAATAATCGTCTTAATCGCATTAAGTACCGTTGTAACAATGGATTTAATAGCATCCCATATTGTAGAAAATATGGATTTTATACCATTCCATACACCTGACCAATCCCCTTTGATTGCTGCGGTAATCGTCTGAATGATCTGCTGAATTACCGTCATAACAGTACTGACAACAGTTTTGATTACTTCAAACACCGTTTGTATCACAACTTTGATGTTTTCAAAGTGTGTAGTAAACAGGGTTTTTATGGCTTGAACAATCGGTGAACTTGAATTATAAACTTCCGTAATCTTGTCTACAATCCATTGAAAAGCCTGCATCAATCTATCACCGATAGCAGACACCAATTCCCCAACTGCTGTTATGATCGCTTCTATATACGGTCTTAAAAATTCAAACGCTGCTGTTACATTTGTTCTTATCCATTCAGCAACACCGTTCACAATATTCCTGAATGTTTCAAAATGGTTATAGCAGTATATGACACCTGCTGCCAATGCTGAAATAGCCGCTACGATTGCAATATAAGGTGCCAACATAGCAGCAGTAGCAGCTACATCAGCCCATTTTGCAGCAATTAAAGCCCCCAAACTCGACACTTCCGCTGTGTTCATAGCTGATTTTATAGCCTGTACTGCATTTTGTATTCCAATAGCAGTAGTCAGAATACCTATAACGGCAGCCACCGCCATGATAACCCCCTTGTATTGATTAAACCAATCAATCATAGCAGGAACTTTATCTGATACACTTTGTACCGCACTAGCCATTTTCTTAACAATTTCAACAGCAAGTGGTAATACATTCTGACCTAGAACAGCCTGAAAATCAGACCATGCCTGTTTTAAGTTTCCGGTTTGGTTTGTCCAAGTGTCAGATTCACGTGCTGCCTGTCCTAATGCCCCGGATGCTTTGTTTGCATCTTCTACCATTTGCAACAAGGTCAACTGTTTTTGTGCTTCTGACAAATCTTGGAATGACTTACCATATAGCCTGTTTGCAGCTTCATTCCTTGTTACTTCCGTACAGGAAAGACCAAGGGCTGAATCATTTTCATAATTCCCTTTCAAGAAGGACTGTAATGATTCTGTTGTTTCTTCCAGTGAACGGTCATAGAACGCTGCACTATCCGCAACCGCTACCATAGCACGATCAGCAAGCCCCAGTGCGTTTGATGTGTCCATTCCAGTTGTTTTTGCAAAGGCAGCTATCTGTGTGTAACTGCCTTTCATTCTGTTCACCTGAATACCAGTATTATCGGCAATTCCTGTCAGGGACTTTTTCGCCTGACTTTCCATATCACCGAACACCTGTGAAAACTGTGAAGATGCTGCATTTGCATCAGCGGCGGCATTGATACAATTTAGACCAAAATCCTTAATCTTATCCGCTGCAAAATAGGTTGCTACTGCTGTACCTATTTTCTTAAATGCACCGCTGATCTGATTTTCTGATTCCTTTGCCCGGTCTGTTGTATCGTCAATCTGTTCGTTTGCATCAGCATTTTGTATTGCTATTGTACCGAACAGTTTAAATAATTCCATTCAATATATTCACTCCTTTCGCTATTCAGGAATGAATGTGTTCATCATATTCCAAGATTCATTTACTGTTGTTTCAAGTCCTTTCTTAGAAATAGGTGGTTGTGGTTTTACAGACTGCTTAAAGTCCTCAAATGATTTATCAAAAACTTTTGCAAGGAAATATTCCCATTCACGTTCTTCTTCGGTTACATCCCAAATCATATTTACAAATTCAGATAATTCATCATTATTTACAACCTGATCAAGTAATAAAAAAGGACTTGCGTATCTGTGAAATACCAAGTCCATAAACTTTAAATCTCCTATTTGACTAATCTTGAAACAGCCTTCATAAAACCCACAAATTCTTTTCTTTTGAATACATCAACAACCAATTCAAAGAACACATCCATAGGCAGAATTGCAACTTCATCTTTTGTTCTTCCGATCAGTCCGGCAATAAAGGCAAATACTTCTTCTCCTGCATCCGGCAAATGTTCAAGAACAATATCTACAATTTTAAGAACAACGCTGACACCAACAATTTCAGCTAAATCTTCCATACTCTTTTCTTCACCGTTTTCTGAAAAAGTATCTGTAATTGCTTTGATTTCTTCCGGCTCAAAACATTTACCAAAATCTTTCAGTCCGATCTTACGAATAATTTTCGTCATAGGGAAAATGTCCCTTGCGTTTAACGGTCTGATTTCATACATTTTAGGTTCAGCCTGTTCAATCGGTTCTGTTACCTGTGCTGGTACTGTCTGTGTAATCGGTGACGCATAAGCACCTACACCAAACTGCTCAACTGCCTGTGCTGCTGTAACATTTCCCTGATTCATCATTCCATTCATTGCTTCATTCATGCTCATAGTCCAAAATCCTCACTTTCTTATTTGCTTCTTTTTCTTCTTCCTGTTGCTTTCGGCTCTTCTTTTGGTTCTTCTTCTTCCTCAACAGGTTCACTTTGTTCAGTTGGTTCAATTTGTTCAATGTCAACTGAATTTTCCTCAACAGGTTCTTCTTCCTGTTCTACTTCGGTAATCTCAATCAAACCACCAACCCTCACGATTTCATTTACACGTTTTACTGGCAAGTCCAATTCATCACCTATTCTGTACAGTTCTTTTGTGTATCTGTCTGTAAACTCATGAATTACTTTTACTTTCAAAGTCAATAACCCCTTTCTTATGCGGATGGTGTTGGATAATAAATCTTATACGGTAATGTGGTCAAATCTCCACCTATTTTCTGACTACATCTAAAGGTGTATTTACCAACACCTGCTTCTTTGTTTTTACCTTCAATGGATAATCCACTTGTACAAAGTGCATTGTCCATAATTACAATAATCGGTCTACCTGTGAGGGTCTTACCAACGAATGCGATATTATCCCAATAATCACCCTTCTCAATGTTTGATTTGGATGTAATCACACTATACCCTTCAATGTCACTATTTGCAGACTGACCAATTACAGATGCTTTGATGATGTCCGGGGTCAATTCTACAAAATTGATTTCCATATTTGCAGTTTCACCCTGTTTTACATCTAATTCAGCAACAGCCACTAAAGCACCGTCTACTTCCACCTGTGCAACTTCCGGCACGATCTCAAACTTAGAGCCGCCACTTGTCGCACCAACAAGGGATTCTGCAAAGTTCCATTTTTTTGTTCCGGCACTATCAAACGTCAAACCCTTATGAATTGTACCTGCACCAAAAGGGATATTACCCGGTGTTTTCTCTGTAACACCACTTGACTTAAATTCTGCCCCTAATGCTTCTGCCATTTTTATACCACCTTCCATAATTTTATATCTAAGTTAATTTGTATCTTATAAAGTTCAGCTTCTCCCGTAGGCACATAAAAAGCTGTGCTATAAAAAATTGCAACAACTGAACCACTATTCAGCGTTGCAATTTTTCCATTTACCGGGTGAAACTCTTTTTCAATTTTTCCCCTCATTCTTTCTAAATTTAACCGGGCATCTTTCCCCCGGCAGAATCCAGTCAAAATGAAGGTCTTTTCTTCTTCATTGTTTTCTAAAATCGGTTCAAACTCATTGTATTCCCCAACAAAATAAGGGTAGGTAACGGTTTGTGTCCACTCTAAAAACTCATATGGTACACCAACCTTTTCTAGTTCTGTACTCATAAAATTTAAAACTTCTTCCATTACCTACCCCCCTATCTTGCTTCTTAATATATCAGCATATCTTTTTATCAGTTTGTTTTTTAATGCGGTGAAAGCATTGTGCATTGGTCTGTTCGGCGTTTTACCTTTTGTGAAATAAAATTCACCCTTTGGTGCTTGATACACCCAACCACCTTTCCTACCATCACCATGTAATGCATATTCACCTGTTCCAAATTCTTCCCAAATAGCATTTTCAATGTTGCTTCCAACTTGTCCATACTGTTCACCTGCCATAAAACTACCGCTGATGTTATACTCATATGAACCTTTGGTTTGACCTGTATCAACTCTTGAATTTCTTTGTGTTCTTGCTTGTAGTTCTCCACACGCTTCATGTAAGAACGCTTCACCTGCATCAAATAATGCTTCTTTTACTTTCAATCTGTTATCTTCAAATTCCAACGGCATACTACTGACCCCCTATGAATCTAAGATAAATTTCAAGATGTTCATTCATGTTCATTGGGTTATCAATCAAGAGTATTTCATATACTGTACCATGAATTACCATTCTTGCATTTTCAGATGTCACATCAACAATACTTTCCTGTTCATCTTTGTTGATGATTCCAGTAAGGAAACTAAATGGATTCCATACCCATTTAGTTGACAAGGCTTTCAGACTTGTAAAATCACATAAGAAAATATGTGTACTTTCTTGAATCTTAGCATTAAATACATTGTGTTTCGAATCACCTGTCGATAAATCTAACCATCCTTTTAAAGATGTACAATCTACCCATTCGATTTCATACGCACCTATGCTATTTTTAGCCCCTTTACTTTTTACCTGTAATAATGCATAAATGTTACCGCCAATACTCATATAATCAAAATCTAGCCTTTATATAAGGCTTTAAGAAACCAAGTAGGGTAACAGGATAACCCATAACCTGATTATTTGCATCCTGATCAAAATAAGTTACGCTGTGTCTTGACAATGTTTCTGATTTAATGCCTGTTTTTGGTCTGTTTTTCACATCCCATTTCAGCATTTCAAGAACACCTGCTTTAATATCAGCCGGATATTCAACCTTAGTCACTAAGTTATCAGGATGGTGGTATAAATCCCCATTCACCCTGATAAAATCATTCCCTATTTCTGTAATGGTGTACAGTCCATCATTCACACAAGATTGTGAAATTTGGACTGTATCATTTACTTTTAAATAGTCAGATGTTCCAATGATGCGGTTTCCCCGGCTTTCTGCACGAAACCTCACAAACCGATTCTGAAAATTGTTATTAGTGTACGCTCTGATCATTAATTCAGCAGCGTTCAGTTTGTCAGCAATAACGGATTCAGTCTGTCCAAAAAATTCAGGCAGTTTCATCACTTCATCAACTGCAATAATCATCAGATCACCGTACCTTTCTTTATGCCATTACTGCACCGACTTTAGACTTAATCAGACCCATTTTTACATTCTTAGGGTTAAACTTCAACGCATAGTTGGAAGAAGTACCCAGTTCTGCAAATGTAGGGGATTCTTTTGCAATTTTATCTACTGCAAGAGAAAGACCGTTTGGATGCAGCACCTTACCCTGTTTGGTATAGAACTTGTCAATACCTGCGGAAGTTTCAGGGTCATAGTTTGTTGTGTACTGGTTTTCATAATTCTTTTTATCGCAAGATAAGAAAGCACCTTCGCCAAACAGATAAGTGCTGTAAACTGCATCTGAACTTTCACCTGTAACGGTAAATCTGTCGGTTACCAACACGTGCTTACCTGCAATTGTAGGAAGTGTAATTTCTTTCTGAATCACACCATCAACAACATATTTGTCATAATCAACCATTTCCATTTTCTTGTACTCTTTGAAAATCATGGAGTGCATAACCATCAAACCGAGACCACCTGCCATATCACCAAGTGCTGCCTGTTCTGCATCATAAATTGTACCTGCTTCAATGGACTTAGTACCCAAATCAAGTACATGATCTTTAAGTTCTGCCACACTCATAACTGCCTGTGCAATATTCATCAATTCTCTTTCCCAAACCTGATTATAATATCCGGCAATCTTATTTCTGATCAGCGTCATAGGGTCAGCACCCGTCAATTCTTTTGTAAAGTCCTTCGCCTGAAATGCTTTCATTCTCTGAATCAACATACAAGTCTGCTTGTCACCGCTGATCTCAACAGGTGTGTTGTTCGTCATACCATCATTGTTCAGAGCTTCCATGTTATCTTCAAACGCATCCAATGGTTTGTAAATCGGAATAGTGGCAACATTACCTTTTTCACCAATCAAATCCATGATTGAACTATCCTGCTGCACAATGCCGGAAAGAATGATAGGGGTAGCCCAATAATCCGCTTCCTGCATCATTCCGGCAAAAACTTCTTCATCAAATTCAAATCCACCGAAATTACCTGTTCTTGGCATATTCTTTCACCTTTTTAACCTTTCTTAATGTGTATTTAACTGTTTAAACAGTTCCGGGTTTTCCTGTTTCAGTTTCATTCTTTCGTTGTAACCCATTTTCAAGAACTGCTCTTTTGTGACGGTCTTGTCTTTACCACCTGTCGGTAAATTATTTTCAAGAATCCGTCTATTACCATTCTGCTGCTGATTACTGCCGGATGCTTCAAACATGGCAGGATGCTGTGTTTTTAATCCTGAAATAAGGTCATCTTCACCCTTGATTTTTCCATCATCACCAAGTTTTACTTCACCCTTTTCTTTTGCTTTGAAAACCAAATAGTCAACATCAACTGCCCCGGCAGCTACCAAAGCAAATTTCAATGCATTTTCTGTTTTCAGATCAGCATTTTCCTGTTTTAATGTTTCAATCTCTGATTCATAATCAGTAATTTTCTGCTGCAAACCTTCATCTTTCCCGGTTGATTTCTTTAATTCTTCAATCAGGTTGTTGGCTTTTTCCAGTTCGGAAGTTTTCCAGGATAAATCCGTTTCAAGGCTTGTGTACTTATCCTTACTCACATAAGCACCGTCTGTCAGATTGGCTAATTTAATCTGTTTGTCCTTATTCGCTTCATCCCCGTTAAATTCGTTGATTTTTGAAATAAACTGGTTATACACTTCTTCACCTAAGATTGCTTTTAAAAATTCCATGTTTTTCTTCCTTTCTTTTCTGTTACGTTTTTATATGTGGTGTCACCACGAACAGACAACAGTTTATATCCCATGTTGCAAGGGTTATTTCAGCAGCAGTTTAAACGTCATAAGCCTTTTTCGGACAAAATAAAAGCACCCTTTTCAGGATGCTTTAAAAACAACTATTTAACCCATAGATGGGAGATAAATCGGATCACCTTAACCTTTCTATGGCTCAATTCGATCAATGCAATACTCAACCGCACAAGTGTGTTCAATCTTACACCCTCTGTACAATTCCCACCCGGTGCAAAAATAAGCCACATCAGCAGTAGCAAGTAATTCAAGTGATTTTGCTAAATACCAAAGTGGTTTTGCGTCATGTGGGGCTTCTTTGAAAAATGAATCAATAACTTCTACATCTTCACCAATCATTTCTTTGGCTTCTTTGATTGCTCTTTCTCTTTCAGCAAGAATCTGTTCATCTGTCTTATCTCTCATTGGTTGTGAAATAAACAGCCTTTTCATATTATTATCACCCCTTTCAGAACTCATATAATCGCCATATAGACAATAAAAAAGCACTAATGATATTTTTATCACTAATGCTTTTATACTCTGTCTTTGAAGAAGTCAGCCCATTCAGGATTTTCTTCATCAAATATTTCCTTTTGTTTAGGTGTCAGGTTGTGTGGATAATCTCTGAACATATTGAAAATATTCTTTTTATCGAAACTAAACAACCATTCACCGATTTTATCAGGATTATCAATCCACCAAATCTGATCGGTTGGGTCATTCTTATAAAATCTGTTATTTGACACTTCCACCAACCCCTTTCATTTGAGAATCAACACTTGTATTTATATATCCAAGTATCGCTTGTAACTCTTCTGAATTTTTTGCTTCGTCTACATCAAACATATACGCTTCATAGTCCCATCCTTTTTGAGTAGCACCAAATCTATATGATAATGTATGTCGAACATTGGCATTAAAATTTATCCATCCGCTATTAGTTGCAGACTGTAATTCTAAATATTGAAGAATACCATCATGTTTTCTAACAATTGCTGCGTGTCTACCACAAACAAAATAATATTCCTTTCCTTCCTCAACTTTTGCTAATAATTTCTTTCCGGCTGTGGCAGTTGCCCTTGCTTTTTCAGAAATTTTTGTAATTCCCGGAAGGTCTGCAATTTCTTTTAGATTGTAGTTGTTGGAAAAGAAGTTTTGACTTTCTCCACCTCTAAAATCTAACACATTTAGTCCACCCTTTTGACCAATATAAGCTAATCCAAGGGATGTACATGAACCTGATGTTTTATCACCACCTGCAAGTGCTTTTATCATTTCTTCTTCACTTACTGGTTGCTTATGCGGTAATACCTTATTGTATAAAACATTTAATTTATCACACGCTTCTTTAAATCTTTTCAAAGTTGGGTGACTGTTAAAAACTTCTTCAATGTTCGTTACTTCTTTTGGTATCTTCATTGTATCAGCATTTTTAGGTAACTTCAAATACTTCTGCTTAAATTCTTCAAAGTCTTTGGTCTTATCCAGTCCAAAGTATGCAGCACGTTCTTTCAATTCATTCAGTTCATCTTCATCCAAAGCCCACCTTGCACGTTGCAACAGGCAGCACCGACAGTTACAATCTTCTTTTGGTTTCCCAAAGTGCCCCGGTGCAGATGCAGTCATTCCCTCAATCTCAAAATCTTCATCTAGTTCCCTGATCTGACCATCCAACATCCTATGATGTGGTCTTGTCCTACGGTCAAGGGTACTATCCCATTGTTTTAGAACATCTGCACCTTTTCCCTTTGCCGCAAACTGACCATCAAGGGCTGACCGTTGTTGTATGCGGTGTCCTTCTGTACGGGCAATCAGAATAGCACGGTTGTAAGATTTATTAAAAGGGCTATTCATTCCCTTTGCAATCTTCCCGGCTATTTCATTCCACGTTGAACCGTTCGCAATTCCCCTTGAAAGTTCAGCCCTGATTGAACGCTTTAAATAATTTACATCTTCACCTAACCGGGCATACAAACCTTTTGACAATTTACTGTCAGTCTGCAAGGCTTTTACTACCTGATTCTGATTAACAGGAACAATTAAGGGTATTCCTTGCTTTGTTAAATCATACATTACACCAATATATCCATTGTGATAGGATTTTTGCAAATAATCCGCAATAGAAGTAAATTCTTCTGATTGCAGATTATCAAGAATACCTTCAAGCTGTTTCTTCAAGGCTTCCTGATACTGTTTCTGATAAATGATGCTTTGCAGGTTTTCAAGGTCAGTCCGACTTGAAAGTTCCATGATTTTCTTTTCGCAATCATTCCGGGCTTGACCATAAACCCTTTCTAATAATTTAATCAGATGTTTTTCTGCATTAAGATGTGCCTGTTGTACTTCCTTCTGCGATTTGTTCACCAGTATCACCACCTTCGTCATCAGGTATCAATCCATCAAGATCATTCTGAACTTCTTCCACCTTAGCGGCTTCATCATCAGGTAACTGGTCTTTTATTTCTTCATAGTCAATATCAAGCACATCACAAATGTACTGAATAACCAAATCATCACCAAACACATTGACCAATGCCAATAACATATTGATTTCAACATTCTTTCTGTTGGCATCTGTCAGTTCATTCTGTTTATTTTCCTGTTCATTACTCATTACCTCATGGGTAAATTCAAAATAAACATCTGTGATTTGATAATCTGTACCATTCTGCTGATTGATTTCATCAATGCAGACTGTCACAATCTTACGCAAGAATCGTTTGATATTTCTTTCAAGATGCTTGCATCTAAGATCAAGTAAAGAGTATGCAGCTTTAATTGCAATATTGGTTGTTGCGGAAGTATCTTTCAGACCTGACATATTCAGTCCCATACCAAAACGATATATGTTCTTTTCATCCAGTTCCATTTTTACCTTCCGGGCTTCATAAGGTACATCAATCGTGTGTACTTCAATCCCACCTTCTGCACCAACCCCTACAATTTTCTTTGTTTTCAAGTTCTGCTGCAATTCGTCAAGATTATCCCCTTCAAACCCCTTAACTGCATAAAGTGGATGGTCAAAATCAATCAGGTTATTGGATAGACTACTTGCCATCAAATCATAATCATCAATCAAATCTTTTACTGGTTTCAGATTACTAATCTGCTTTTTATTGTTATCTAACCTGAAAAAAGGAAGAAAACCCAATGAATCAATGTAAGTCTGATCTGACTTATCCCCATCAACTTTATACAAAATATGTGGTCGTGGGTTCACATCAATACTTGTATCTTCTTCAATTTCTCCCTGATCAGATTGAACATAATAATAAACCTGTTCATCATCCCAATCCATGATTTTCTTCTGTTGGTGACCTTCCTTGTCTACTCTGTCAACATACCAATACAATACATGGGCTTTATTATCAGATGCAAACCGGGCTTCTACTTCTACAACACCAATACTGTCTGCACACGTAAATTTTAACTTATCGGATGCATCTTTCATTGCATACATATAAGCAAATCCCTTTGTCTGACAATCTGTGATTGTTCCTGATAGTTCGTCAATGAAATCATCATTGTTATTGAATCTTGCATCAAGTTCAGTCTGTAATTCAGGAATATCCGAGAACACAAAACCATCATTCCCTGAAAGTGTGTATTGTGTACCCTGTTCTACCAACTCTTTAAAGAATGGGTGTGCTATTTTCACGTTTGCCCTTGCCTTATCTTCCACAAGTTCACCATCAGCATTGTAATAAAACAATCTTAAATTTTTAATGTCGTGGTCACCATCAAAATACCTTTCACCCATTCGGGCAAAATGCTTTTTCGTGGATGCGGCATCTTCATCAATAAATAATTTAATTTCTTCGGTTGTCAGCAATGCCAATCACCCCTTCCATAATCTGATCTGCAAGGTTTATAATTCCATCACCATGAACACCAAAGAAATCACACATCTGTTCTTCACCTTCCACTTGATTACCATAGGAAAATTGAAAAGCGTGTACCAATTCATGAATGATAGTAGACCTTGCTACTGATTTTGATAGTCCTGATCTGATATTGATTACCTGCTTATCATATTCACATAATCCCAAATTATAGTGTTCTGCATCAGGTGTCATTTTTTTCTTACTACCATCTGTCAGTTTCACTTTCCAAATATCATTATGTATTCTAATGTTCATAGTTTCATACCTCATACTAAATAATCCATTTACCGCCTTTGTTGATGTACTTCTCTAATGCATACCGCATAGCATCCATAAGATGATTGAAGTCATCAATAGGTTTATTTAATTTATTTCCAAACTTATCCTTGTCCCATGTGTAGTTACTAATTTCTGTCAGGAAATTCACACACCGGGGATGAATAATAATTTCAAAGTCCTGAATAAACTGAATACCGCTGTTAATACTGTCCTTACCTTTTTCAGCACCTTTGACCCTAAGACCATAACCCTTTAACTGATCAATAGACTTTGGTTCTGCTGAATCCGCTGTGATTCTTTCCTTTGCATAGCCCATATCAGTGATGTTCTGATATATTCGCTCATTGGAAAGACCTGCACTATACATTTCATCCCAAACAAATATTTTTTTGTTCTTCGTGTCAATGAATCCACAAAATAATGCAGATGGGTCATTTGTATAACCAAAGTCAAGACCAAAGGCTGAATCAATCTTGTATTGCTGCCTGATCTGTTCCAGTGTAAAGGCTTCTTCATGCCAATTCTCATATACAAGACCATCAACAATACCCCAATCACCAAGACCTGCCACTGCATAACGTCTTGGGTTCTGTTTCCGCATGGTTTCAAAAACCTTTAAGTCTGCCTTATCTAACCATTCATTGCACTTGTAATTGGTTGTAAGTGCAAGGGTTTCATCATCAGGGTTATCAAAAAACCGTTTCTTCAACCAATGGTGTTCATTCCAAGGGTTGAATGTTACGGTGATCTGCTTGAACAGGTCTGAACCTTCCGGGATTGCACCACGAATAGATTCATCAAGCATATTGAAATCATCTTCACTGCTGATCTCATAGGCTTCTTCAATCCACATCCAACACAATACACCCTGATCAACAGTGATTGATGTTACTTTCAGTGGGTCATCCAGTCCTCTGAAATAAATCTTTTGACCTGTTGGCTTATACGTCATTTCAAGCGGTGATTCTTTTATGTCCCAAAAAGCATCAACACCAAGTCGATGTATAGCCCATTTCAGTTCAGTAAAACAGGAATCCTTTAGTGTTCTGTAAGTTTTTCTGACAACTAAGGTATTCGCATCAGGGTACTTCATCATATTGGTGATGTACCATAATGCTGTAGTCTTTGACTTCTTAGATGCACGTGAACCTTTGACTGCCCGGTATCTACCTTTCCACCGCCAAAATGTACCGTAACCCTTACCGACTACTTCCGGCAGCTTAATATTCAACTTGCCGGATTTATTTGGTTTGTAATCTTCCGGGTACAGAATAAACTTCTGATACCCAAACACATATTGACTTGTGGGTTGTCTGTGCTTAGTCCTCAAGATCATTAGCCCCCGTAATAACAACAGGCTGTGTAATATTCACATCAAGTTTATCGTTCCACATACCAAGATGCTTTCCAAGCAGTTCAAGGGCTTTTAGTTTGGACGCAACCTTGACTTCACGCTCTACGCTACCACCATACTGATTGTCAGATTCTTTGTATTTTATCCCTTCAACACAAGCAAGATCGTCCCTTGTTGCATTTGGGAGAATTTTACCTGTATCTGTATCAACAACATCCTCAATATTCACAAAAGCAATACGTGCAAGTTCTAAAACAACCCTGTCCTGATTGACCCCTGTTCTTTTAGAACGTGCTGCCATTGCTTTTGAAATAGCTTCTTGAACCATAACATTTGATAACAAACGTGATGATTGTTCCTGTGCTGTTTTTACTGAATACCCTGCCCTGATAGCTGCTTGTGTACCGTTCAAGTCAGTCAGGTATTCTTCTACAAATCGTTGTCTTTGTTCGCTTAACTGCCTTTTCGCCATCTGATACACCGCCTTTCTACCGTTTTATAAACAAAAACTGCTGCAAGGTAGGAGGTTCACCGGGTGAAAAGTCCGGCTATAAAGCACCCTTGCAGCAGATAGACAATAAGCAAAATAAAAAATTGCAGGTTATTAATATGAAATAACCTGCACAATTTCATTAGTTTACATGATAGCCTTAAAATAAAGATATTTCAACATACATGATGTGGCAACAAGTGGCAAAAAGTGGCATTTATAGGAAATATGTTAAATTTTTATGTGTTTCTTCAAACGCTGCAAGTGCCTTTTTATGTACATCACGCACAAAACGATATGATTTCTTCATTTCAGCAGCAGTAATTTTTAAACTTTTTTGTTGAACATAAACCCTGTACAACACTTTTATGTAATCTACTTGATGTAATTCCCTGATTTCCCTGATAATCTGTTCTTTTGCATCAACAAATTTATCTATTTGTGCATTAATGTGTGCATCAAGTTCAGTATAACGTACAACGTCAGAGCATAGTCTATCACCGACAGCAGAAGTTTGTACACGTTCCTTGCTGTAATCAATACCGCCTGTACTCATAGCATTTAGTTTCATTTCTGATAATCGTTCTATGTCCTGATTGATAGCTTCATCTATTGTTCCTAACTGACTAAGGTATTGTTCAGCAGTCAAATATTTCTTTTTTTCGCTCATTTTTACCTTCCTTTCTAAAAAGTTACGGTTCAGTTACAGTTAAAAATATACTAAAATGTACTGCAAAGCCTTGATTTTATTAGTGGTTACACATGGTTACAGTTACACTTAAATTCTATACTCTTATATTTTTACTTTTTACACTATACTATAACTCAATAAAAAGTAAAAATATAAAGA